TACTACCCTATCAAGAGTTTCTTTATTTTTTTCTTCGTTTTCTCTCTCCTCTGCCTCGGAAAGCAATTTATTAAGAGAACGCTTTTTAGCTTTAAGTTCTTTTAATTCAGCTGTTTTAGCAGAGATTATATCGTCTACCTTACAAATCTCTGAAATGATCTCTTCTGTTGAAGACTGTCCTGTGATCTTTTTTGTTCTTGCCATAATTGATCAACCTCCTTTAGGTTATATAACTTGTTTTTTATTATACCCGAAGATATATTAATGTACAACATATATTTTTAACAAAGAACTTTTTTATCCTCATATTTATTTGAAAATGGCTTAAATATGCGAAAAAATCAGCATTTTAATATTTTGTTTATAGATTATAAAATTATCAGACAATTTTACTGATATGGTTTTGAAATTATAGTTATGAACATGTAAATATATTATAGCGCAGAATTGTATACGCAATTTATTTTTGATGGATAATGCTTATACAATGAACATTTTGGTCTTTTAATAATTAATCTTCAAGATAACATTCTCTACCTAATGGTGAAATGTAAATGGGGGAAACAGATATGAATAGATTTGATAATGGTGAAACAATGGGGGACATTTTTAAGAAATGCTGATTTTACAAGGAATACGAGGTATTTAGAATGGTACCGGAAACCACTGCTCTATCCACTGAGCTACAGGTGCATAATTTGAAAATCAATCTCCGCAATGACTTGTAAATAGCGGAAACACTTGATTTTACAGGACTTTTAAGTCCTACGATAAGATTATGTGATTGTCAAAGGTGCAATGAATAAATCTTATATCGTGTTAAGTAGTACCGTCTAGTCCCCATTAAGTTTGAATGATAATGGGGAATAAATGGGGGAACCAACAGTCCATCTACTACTTAATGGTGAACAAATATTGATAGCATAGAAGAAATATGTTATAATAAATTCACCGAAACTTATGATAACACATAATTAAAGATTTGTAAAGTTTTTTATTTTATTCATACAATTCATAAAAAAGGAGGATGTCTACATGAGGAGAGAAAAAGGAAGCGGATCATGGGATACTGTGGTTAAACGTGGAATAACTTATTATCGCTATCGAAAATTATATCCAGGAATGAAATATCATAAAGAATTTACTGGCCGGACAAAAGCAGATGTTAAGCGTAAGGTTCAAGAATTTGAAAATAAATCAGTTCATGTTACGGATTCAGAGCTTAATAAAATGACTTTGGAACAATGTATTGAAAATGTTCTCACAGAACTAGAACCTACAATGAAAACTAATAATTACGCTACATTACGTTCAACTTTTAGATGTTATATAAAACCATATGATATTCGTGACTTACAGATAGGCAATGTGTCACCCATTCTCATTCAACAATTTTACGTAGAATTATCTGAAAAGTATTCCGAAAGTACAGTGAAAAAAGTCAGGACATTATTTAATATTGTATTTAATTACTTAGTAGATGTAACAAGAACGATGTCTTCAAATCCTGCTTCTAAAGCAAAACTTCCACATAAATCAAAATATGCAACTCATAAAAAAGAAGCATCGTTTTTATCTTTAAACGAAGCGAAATTATTTTATAATACATGTATAATGAAGGCAACTGCTTCTACTCCAGGGGTTAAAACAGGTGATTATATCTATGGTCGCAATGCGCTTTTCTGCATTATCATATTATATACTGGAATGAGAATCGGAGAAGCTTATGCTCTCACATGGGATGATGTTAATTTTGAAAAAAACACAATATCAATATCAAAAACAAAAGAACGCATCAAAGTTGATGACAAATGGATATGGTATGTGGACGAACCTAAAAGAACAAAATCAATTAGAATTATCCCATTAACAGCAAAAGCGAAAGAAGCATTTGAAAGTTTAAAAAATATGTCTCCAGGCAATACTGCTAATAAATCTGATTATATATTTGTTACACAAAATAACATTCCTCCTTCTCAGTCTACTCTCACACGTAGTCTCCATGCTATATTAACCAGGGCAGGAATAGATTCGAATGGATTTGGACTTCATGATCTTCGACATAGTTTCGGATCAATGTTGCTGCAAAATGGATGGGACAAAGGGAAACCTGTTGATATTAAAGTGATCTCAGATATATTAGGACACAAAGATATATCTACAACTTATAATATTTATATGCATATTTTGGAATCCCATAAAAGTGAAGTTATAAAATTATTAGAGTAAATAAAAAAGAGGGCAAACGTCCTCTTTTTTATTATTATAAATATATTGTTTTTTTCAAATTAGTATTAAGCCATTTGTTATATTGCTTTTTAGGTATACGATATGTATTACCTATTTTTAATTTCGGAAAACTGTTTAAATGTATTAGCTGATATGTTTTATTACGTCCAATTTTTAAATGTTTCATAATAT